CTATTTTAGGTACTGATATAAGTAGTGCTACTATTACTGGAAGCAAGATTGCTGTTGGAACTATTACATCATTTAACATAGCAGAAGGGACTATTTTAGGGACTGATATAAGTAGTGCTACTATTACTGGAAGCAAGATTGCGGAAGGAACTATTACATCGTTTCATATTGCTACTGGTTCTATTTTAGGGACTGATATAAGTGATGCGACTATTAGTGGAAGCAAGATTGCGGAAGGGACTATTACATCATTTAACATAGCAGATGGGACTATTTTAGGGACTGATATAAGTAGTGCTACTATTACTGGAAGCAAGATTGCGGAAGGGACTGTTACATCATTTAACATAGCAGATGGGACTATTTTAGGTACTGATATAAGTGATGCGACTATTAGTGGAAGCAAGATTGCTGTTGGAACTATTACATCATTTAACATAGCAGATGGGACTATTTTAGGTACTGATATATCACTCGGACAAATAACAGAAGCACATTTTGACGAAGCACTTATAATTACATTAGGAGGTTTTGGAGATTCTTTAAATGCTATTAGTGCCGAAGGTGCTATTACATCATTTAACATAGCAGAAGGGACTATTAGTGGAAGCAAGATTGCGGAAGGTTCTATTACATCATTTAACATAGCAGATGGGACTATTTTAGGTACTGATATAAGTGATGCGACTATTAGTGGAAGCAAGATTGCGGAAGGAACTATTACATCATTTAATATAGCAGAAGGGACTATTTTAGGAACTGATATAAGTGATGCGACTATTAGTGGAAGCAAGATTGCGGAAGGGACTATTACATCATTTAACATAGCAGATGGGACTATTTTAGGGACTGATATTTCTAATGGAACAATTACACAAGAAAAATTACACATAACTATTCAACTTTATTTAGCAGAAATAGGTCAATCAATATATAATCTTGGACGACCTGGTTTTTGGGGAACTTTTAAATTTATGAATACTAATAGTAGCGACACTGGAGCAGAGTTAATTATAACTGCTGAAAAAAGGTATTATAACTCACCAACTAATACCTACGAAATACAAACGATACTAGCACCACCAGAAACAATAACCAAAGGAAATCACTATACTATTTCAATACCACTAGGAGAAAGACTTATTAACGATATTACAATAATACGAATGTATTACACTATTAATAAAGACCAAATAGAAGTTGTTTCAAATACTATTTTTGAAGAAAACGACAAAAGTTCTGATGTAAATGGTAATTATTATGATTTTATATTTGATGGTACTTATACTGAAAATAACGGCGGAAATGCTGAAATAGGTTTTATTATTGCTGATAACATAGTAATTAATTAATTACTATAATCTCTCTAAAATAAATAATTAGAACTACATTTTTTTTTATAATATTTTATATTTTAGATTTTATATTTTAGATTTTATATTTTATAGATTTTTATATTTTATAGATTTTATAATATAAACATTAATAATATAGATTTATATTATGACTAGTTCTATTAATACATTAATTGGAACATTTTCTTCAATTGATACTAATAATAATACTACTATTGATAGTAGTAATTTAATATGTATAGATACATCAAATAATAGAATAGGTATTAATACAATTGACCCGTCATATAGTATCACTATTATAAATCATAGTGTTAATAAAATTAATAGTAGCCATGCTATTGCTACACCAAAACTTTATATTACAGAAATATCAGGAATAAATATTGTAGGTCAAACTATGTCGGGGGAAAATTATAATAAATTTGAAGTTTATTGTGATTTAAGCGGATATTTAAGATTGCGAATATAATTAATAAATAATAATTAATTAATAATAATTTACATATATAAATGAGTAATGACTTATTAAATTTAATACCAAATGATATATTAAATTTAATATGGATACAAATAACACCTAATTACAAGTATTTCTTGAATAAATATTATTTGAATAAATATTATGGTTATCGTTTTTTTATTATTCACAATAAAAAATTAAACAATGTTATTACTTTAAAAATTAGTAATTATAACAATTATAACTATTATTATTATATATTAACCAATGATTTAATATATTTTAGCAAAACTATTCTAACTCTTTACATAACAAATAACATTAGTACTAGTAAATATAATACAGATAAATATTACTATAATAAATTTGTATATAAAAATGTTATATTTTATAACTTAGTAGATTTTTTTTATTACTATAGTAACAATAAAAGCACTATTATTAATATTGTAAATAAATATAATTTAAGTCATTTAATAAAAAAATCACATAAAAATAATGTAAATAAAAATATTAGATGGACACTATAAATTATTACGACTGTAACGATATAAATTATATTACTAATATTGTTGTAAAATATATAAATAATTTGGAAAAAAATAACTCGCATAAATATTTATATGTTTATGGTGAAACTGGAATCGGAAAAACAACTATTATTAAAAATATTTTAGATTCATTAAAATATAATATTAAGTATATTGACTGTACTAATAATCCATTATCTTTAGAAGAGTTAATAAATATAACCGATAATAAAGATGTATATTCTATGTTTTTTAATAATATTCAAAAAAACGCATTAATAATCGATAATATAAATTATTATTTATATAATGATAAGAGTTATTTTAATAACTTAATAAAAATATTGAAAAAAAATAAACTTCATAAATTTATACCATTTATATTCATAAATACATTACATGAAGAGAAAAAATTTACTGAATTAGCCAAGTTATCATATTGCTTAAAAATTAATCCTCCTTCAACTTTACAATTAAAAAATATTATATGTAAATTATATCCAAAAATATTGAATTTGAAACATAATACATTAATTATTAACAATATAATTAAATATTTAGATTATAAGTTTTATAAAGTTATAAATATAGATTATTTTTATAATAATGATCTTATTGAATTAAAATTTAATAGCGCTAGCAATAGCAATAGCACTAGCAATAGCAATAGTAATAGCAATAGCAATAGCACTAGCAATAGCAATAGCAATAGCAATAGCAATAATAATATTAAAATATTAACTAAAAATTTCTTACAATACAAGTACAATTTACAAGATTTAGATATTATTAATTATTCAGATAGAACTAGTCTAAGTTTATTACTACATGAAAATATTATTAAATTATTTAATGCTAATTTAACAAAAGATGAAATAAAAATATATAAAAAAATTTTAGCCAATTTTATTTTCTGTGATTGTATAGACAAAAATATTTTTTTGTATCAAATATGGCAATTGAACGATATTACGTATATTACTAAAATATTTTATAATAATTTTATTTTATGGCAAAATAACTTATTACAAAATATTGGTCAAGAAAATATAATTTTTACAAAAATTTTAACAAAATATAGCAGTGAGTATAATAATTTTAATTTTATATTTAATAATACACAATTATATTGCACTAATAAAAAAATATTATTGTTACATATTTTTATAGTTAATAATAGTAATGAATTTTATCCTAAATTGGTTTATAGTAGATTTATGAAATTAATTGAACAATATAACAATTATAAAATAAATAACTCATGTAAAATTATTGAAGATGATGATGAATTTATTTTTGATGAATCTTTTAATTAATTTTCCAGACGAAGTTTTCCATTAACTAATTTTCCAAGACATTTTCCAACATCTTCATTTGGTAAAATTTCATAAATAGAATTGTTTAATTCATATATGTAGTATTTTTTACCTTCAATAGTAATTAAAACTAGTTCTTCTTCTTCCTCTTCTTCTTCGTCTTCCTCTTCCTCTTCTTCTTCTTCCTCTTCGTCTTCTTCTTCCTCTTCTTCGTCTTCTTCGTCTTCTTTTACTTTGCTTGATTCATCTTCATCTTCATCTTCATCTTCATCTTCTTCCTTTGCTTTGCTTAATTCTTCCTCTTCTTCGTCTTCCTCTTCTTCCTCTTCTTCCTCTTCTTCAGGTTCATCTTTTTCTGCGCTATTTGTTTTAACAATATTTACTTGCTCAAGCGAATCATCAACATTCATTTTTTTAATAATAGTATTTGAAATATTTGTAAGTTCTACAACTTTGACTTCTTGTGCTAAAATTTTACTAGAATTAACTTCATTTACGCTAATAGTAATATTGTCTTTGTTTTCTTTTAATGAATTATATTTCAGGGTTAATTCATCATAGTCTTGTACAAGTTTATTATACTTAGCATTCAATTCAATATATTCAGGCAACTTAAATAACAAATATTTTAAATTTTGTAGCAATTCATTATTTGTTTTATTTTTTTCTACAAAAATAGTTAAATTAACTTTTAATGAGTTAGTAAGATCAGAAGATAACTTATTAATTAATTGAGTTAAGTCACTGTCCATAATATAAAATGTTATGAATTATATTTTAAATTAGTTTAAAATATAATTTAAATCAATTTTTATAAAAATTTCTTTAACGTTGCTTTAATATTGCTTTAACATTGATTTGACATTTATTTGACATTTATTTTATAAACTTTGTTGTTTGAACACTTATTATTTACAGATTTATTATTTAATATATAGTCTTCATTTTCATCATATAATTCAGGTAATAATTTTGATAACGGTTTCTCAACTATTAACAATAAACGTTCGTGTTTTAATAGTTTTCGGTATTCTTGAATGTTTAAATTTCCGTAGAATTTGTCTAATGTATAATAAGGTGATGGTGCTAATTTAATATTTTTTTCATAATTATATATTTTGCTATATATAATATTTAATAAATAATATCTCTCAAATTTTTGCGATGATTCTATATTTTCATTCATTAAATATGAGCAAGCACATTCCGGACTACAAAAATTACCATAACAATAATATGTATTTTTCATTTCATATTTAGGAATCATTATTGAATCATTATCAAAACAATATGTACACCAAAAACAAGCCCCTTTTTTATTAACATTGTTAGTTTTTAATTGTTTTGACAAGTCTTCTAATTTCTTTGATATAATTTTATTATATAAATGTTTTTCGTTTGAATTTATTTTTCTATCAAAATTATTGTCTTCATAATTTAAAGTATCTTCATTGCTTAAATTATGTTCGTTGCTTAAATTGTGTTCGTTGCTTAAATTGTGTTCGTTGCTTAAATTATGTTCATCATTTAAATTGTGCTCATCATTTAAATTGTGTTCATTATTTTCTATATAATCATAATTATTGATTATGTTATCAAAATCTTTTATATTATAAACTATTGGTGAGTAATTTAGTTCGCCAATAACTATATCTCGTAATTTACAGTTTAAGTGTAAAATTATATTTGGTTTTTGATTTAATTCAATTATTACTTTTTTTTGCTCTATAATTTTTCCTCCTTTAGGTTTTCTACCTCTCTTTTTATGAATAACATTTTTACATATATCTGTTACTATTTCACTAATAGTTTCTATAGTGGTTACTAAAATGTTATCATTTGTTAGTGAAATAGCACCATTTATGTCTAATAAATTATTTGATAATTCTAAAAGTTTTAGATTTTCATAATACGACTTCGGTTTTCGTCCTTTTTTTTTAGGAACCATATTATTTTAAATAAATTATTTACAATTTATATTGTTTTAATTTATTATTTAAACAATATAAATTAAAATACTTAATACTTAGTATTAAAATCTATATAATTAAATATGAATAGCAGTATTAACTGGAATGAAAAATATCGTCCAAATAATTTAGAAAAAATAATACTTAGTAATTACAATAAATTATTAATTAATAATATTATTGAAAAAAATTATTTTCCAAATCTCCTCTTATATGGTCCTCCTGGAACTGGTAAAACTACAACAGTGATTAATTTAATAAATAGTTATTTAAATAAATATTATAAGGATAACAAAAAACAAATAGTCCATTTGAATGCTTCACATGAGCGAGGTATTGAGATTATTAGAAACAATTTATATACATTTGTTGTAAGTGATAATCTTTTCTTTGACGGTCCTAAATTTATTATTTTGGATGAAGTTGATTATATGACAAAATCTGCGCAATTAGCTTTAAAATATTTAATAGAATATTATAGTAATTATAATGTAAGATATTGCTTAATATGTAATTATATTACAAAAATAGATAATAATCTACAAAGTTATTTTTGTAAATTAAAATTTAATAATATACCATTTGAAGAAATACATGCTTTCTTAGAAAGTATTTGTAGTGCTGAAAAATTAACTGTGTCAAAAGATTATTTATATCATATTATAAATTTATTTAAAAATGATATAAGAGCAATGATAAATTTTTTACAATTAAATAACAATAGTGTTATATATTTTATAGATACTAATGTATATGAAGATTTATATTCTATAAATTTAACAGCCTCTTATGAGATTTTCAAAAAAAATTTCATAGTATTGGAAAAAAAATATAAATTTAATTATAACGAATTCATAAAAATGTATATTTTTAACATTTTAAAAAATAATATTCATATTATTGACGATGATAAAATAAATTGTTTAGAATTTTTTGTCCACAATTATAACAAATTAAGCGATAAAAATATTATATTGTATAATTTATATAATTTACTCAAGTCTTGAATTAATAAATAACGAAAAAAATATTTATAAATAACGAAAAAAATATTAAATAATAACAATAAAATATTTAAAACAATAATTGAAATTATTTTTATATGTTTTAAATTATTACAAATATGAATAGTAATACAGAAAATGAATGGCTTTATTTTCTAAAAAATAATAATACTACTAATTTTGCCAATGCTAGTAATATAAATTCAAATACAGAGTTGGATACTATAGATGACACTATGTATGATGATGATTTTAAAAATAATCTACATAAAGTTATTCCTGAGAAAAATTTTAAAAAAAATTGTACCACTATATATATATCCACAAAAACAAAGATATTGTTTTTAAGCACAAGTATTGATATTTTTAAAACTTTTTGGATTTTACCAATAACAGAGTATGATAAACAGCAAATAGGTATTGTTAAAAAACAAATCAAATTATCTTTTGACGTTAAAGAAGATTATGAAAAAATGTTGCTACAATTGGATGGTATTAATAATGTTCATAATAAAATTATTACTCATATTGATTCTAATAATCGTTTTAAACATGTTCGAAAAATCAGCGTTGGGCTATGTAAAAAAGATTTATTGTATGCGCGAAATAAAGAAAAGAGCGCATTTTATAATTGTTTTGTATTATCGTTGAGAATACATATTGAGAATTCTTTTAAAGAAATGCACGTTAAAATATTTAACACTGGTAAAATTGAAATTCCGGGCATCCAAAACGATGAACAATTAAATATTATTGTCAATAATCTTTTATTAATATTAAATAAATATGTTGATTCTAATATAACATGTAATTATAAAAATACGGAAGACGTTTTAATAAACTCAAATTTTAATTGTGGATTTTATATTAATAGAGAGATTTTATACTCTATTTTAAGAAACAAATACAATATTAATGCCATATATGACCCTTGTTCTTATCCAGGGATTAGATGTATTTATTATTCTAATAATAATGCTGTAAAAATTTCGTACATGATATTCAGAACTGGAAGTATTTTAATTGTTGGAAAATGTAATGAAGAAACTTTGAGCGTTGTATATGAATATATAAAAAACATATTATCGTGCGAATATGAAAATATATTTAATGAAGGAAGTAAGGTTAAAGAATTACACGACAAAAAGATGAAGAAAAAATATGTATATATTGAATAAACTTAGGTCTAGTCTAATTCAATAAAACTAGTATTGGCAACTACTAAGTTTCTAGTTTGATAATTATCAAGCAAATAATGTATTTTGGCATTAATTTTAATACCCAGTTTAGTAGTTATATTTTTTTCTATTTTATCTCTCAATACTAATATAATATTGTTGAATTCTGATATATTAGTATTGTTTATTATATATTTTCTGAGTTTTTTTTCTAACTCTTCAATAGCAGTTATTTTTTTTATTACAAATAAATTAATGTAATTATTAATATTATTTAATGACTCATTGTATTCTATAAAATTTCTATTAGCAGTTAAATAAAAAAAATTACATAAAATATTCAAATAATTGTCTAGTTCTTTATTTATTTTAGTTTTCATATTATTATTGTTTTGCTTATTATAAGATAGCAATGTTCTTTTATAAGTAAATAGCACAGCATCTCTTAAAGTTAATTCTATAGTCATTGAATTTAAATTTATTTGAATCAAAAATTCAATATAATATATATAGGCTTTTTCAACTATTAATAATACTTCATTAATATTTGTGCAATAAAAAAATAATAGTATGTAAATATTTTTTAATAAAAACAAACCTTTTACATACAGCATCTCTAAATAATTTGGATTACTTAGATATTTTATTAGCAAATTTTTATAGAAAACATTTGTGTAATTTTTTAATAGTGTTAAAAATTCATCATAGTTTTCTACATAATCCATTATATAATATACTATTCATTATATAATTTATAAAATATAAATTATAATTCATAATTCATAATTTATAATTCATAATTCATAATTTATAATTCATAATTTATAATTTATAATTTATAATTTATAAATTATAATTTATAATTCATAATTCATAATTTATAATTTATAATTTATAATTTATAATTTACAATTTATAATTTATAATTTATAATTTATAATTTATAATTTAGAAAATATAATATATAATACCAAAAAAACAATTTAAAGTTTTTTACAAATACATTTATATAAAATGAGTAATGATAATGAGAAATTAGTATTGCCTCCTTCTAGTATATGGAATCACATAGCAAAAATATCAATAGCAGAAGACAAACCTATTATGTTAGACTATTGGACGGATTCTCTTGAAAAAAAAGTTTTAATTGGTGTTAAAGAAAATAAAGAAAAATTATTAGTTAAAAACGAAGAAGAATATACTAGTCCAATTGTTAAAATATATAAAATGGATGAAGTATATATAATATGTACTGAAAATTCCATATATTTAACTTCTACACGAATTGAAACACGCAGAATTAGTTCATAAATTATTATTTTTCTATATTATTTTCTATATTATTTTCTATATTATTTTCTATATAATACACAATGTAGTACGAATTGTTATTGTAAATAATTTATAAATTCTTCTATTTTATTATTAACTTCATATTTTTTATATATTTCTTTATTTATATATAAATAATCACCTTCTTTTATACAATAATTATGTAAATAAGTATAAACATATTCTTTTATAGAATTTAAACTTATATCATTTTTAAATGGGCTACTCATTATATATATAATTTTAACTACTATGTTAATAACCTACTCTTTTGTTAATATATTGTATAAGTGATTTACAAAAAATATTATTTCAATATTGTCTTCTTCAATAGTAAAATGATTATTTATATAATTTATTATGTATTTGATTATTAAGTATTTCTTTTCTTCTGATATATTTAATGTGTTGTTTTTTATATAATATAAAAAATTTTCTAAAATATCAATAATAGAATGTCCTTTATGAATTAAATTTAATACAAAACCAACCGCCTCCTTTTTTTCTTTATTTATACAATGATTTATTAATTCGTCATAATAATTTATAATTATATTTGATTCAATATCTAATTCTTTAACATCATTTAATGATTCAAAATTATTATATAATAATTTTATTTTCTCAATATTATTTATTAGATTATTTATTGAGTTATTTGATAAATTTATAATATATTTTTTTATGTTGTTATCAATATTAATATTTTCTTTAAGAATTATTGTGTCTAGTATATTTGATAAATAAGTGTAGTTTAGTGATTCAAATTTTATTATATCCAATAAATAAGAAAAATTTCTGTTTATTTTTAATATATTTGATGTGGATAATATAAAATATATTGTATTTTTATAATTTTTTATTAATTCATAAAAACATACTTGTATTATGTCTGAAAACATTTCAACATCTTCGATTACTATTATTTTTTTATAACTATTATTTATACAATTATTTATGAATATTTTTACTTCATTTTTATAAAAATGAATACCTTGATCTTTCAATAAACTAATATAACATACATGGTCATTTATTAAATTATTATTATTATTGTAATAATGTTTTATTATTATATTAATTAAACTGGATTTTCCGCACCCTGATTCGCCTTCTATAATTAAATTAAAATAACTATTTTCTAAATACTTAGTTAATAAATATTTATTATTATTGTTTAATAATAAATCATCTATTTTTTGTGGTTTATATTTATGTATTAATAAATTATTCATGTTATTGAATTATTATAATATAGTAGTTATAATAATTTAAGTTATAATAATTTAAGTTATAATAATTTAAGTAATATTATATTTAATTTAATATAATATGAGTTATGATACTTATTACAATACACTAAATTTATCAAAAAATGCGAACATAAATGATATAAAAAAAGCATATAGACAATTATCTATAAAGTACCACCCAGATAAAAATTTGAATGGCAATCCGGACCACTTTAACAAAATTAATGACGCATATACTAAGTTACTTGATAAATATGATAGTACTGAAAAATATAACAGTAACCCTAGTAATAATGAAGTAATTAATGCTAATAACACTAATAACACTAATAATGCTAATAATGCTAATAATGCTAATAATGCTAATAATGCTAATAATGCTAATAATGCTAATTGTGATATATTAAAATATTCTTATTTTAATGCTAATGCTAATGTTAATGCTAATGCTAATGTTAATGCTAATGCTAATGCTAATGTTAATTCTAATTCTGAAGATATTATTATAAATTTAAATATAGGATTTAGTGAAGCCTATAGCGGATGTAATAAACCAATTGTAGTAAATAGAAAAATAATTGTAAATAATGTTATTGGGCATGAAAAAGAAACACTATATATTCCAATTCCAAAAGGTATTGATGCCAATGAGATTATTACCTTGTCTAACAAAGGAAATGTCTATATTATTAATGGTTTAATTAGTTATAGTAATATTAAAGTAATAATTTGTTTGCAAAATCATGAAATGTTTGAGAGAAATGGACTAGATATTATATTTATTAAAACCATTACGCTAAAAGAAGCGCTGCTAGGATTTACTTTTAATCTAAATCATATTAACAATAAAAACTTTAAAATTATATGTTCCGAAATAATACATTTTAATTATGAAAAATTGGTTCCAAATATGGGGTTTATTAGAGATACTTTTGTAGGTAATCTTATTATAAAATTTAATATTACGTTTCCGCAAACAATCTCCCATGAATCAAAAAAACTTTTGGAAAAAGCGTTATAACTTACGCGCACGACCTTAATTTGTTAATATTAAATATTTTGATAAGTTAGTATTGGCTTCCAATACTTCTTTAGAATTTAATTTACAAAACCAGTTAAAGTTATTTCTTTTTAATAATTCATCCGCCGGCACATACAAACCATAACAGTTATTATTTAATTCTAAGAAAGTCGAACCCATAATATCTTCTAAATTAACCAATTTGTTATTACTATTCTTAGTACCTATATATTGACCGTCTATTAAATCTATTTCATTTTTTTGACTCTTCGCCAATAACCATTTATTTACTAAATCTTCAATACTAATACTATTTGAATAGTCTGAACTATATAAAATTTCTAAATGATTAATAAATTCTTTCATTTTTTGACAGTCTTTGGCACATCCAATAAATTTAGTAGATGGCATAAAATGCGCAATATATGAATTGGAAGATGTATTTTTGAATTCGGCCGTTACCATTTTATTATTGGCTAAAACATTTTCATAAATTGTATCTAGAGATTTAAATAATATAAATGAATTTTCTATATATATTCCTCCATAATTATATAATAATTTCATAATATTTAATGTTCTAAAATTGGATTTACAAGGTTCAGATATTTTATTTAAATCCAAACTATTATTTTCTAATAATTTATGAAATGAATTATCATCTATAATAATAATATGAAAATAATTAGAACAGTTATTTATAATTGATTTTATTGTTAAATATAAATAGTCCTGGTTTAATTCATTGCTATTTCTAGAACCAAAAGATTCCCATTGCCTACTATTTTTTACATAATCAATATGTAACCATATTATAGGTTTTTTTATAGCACTTAACTTATCAATAGTATTGTCAATATCATCATTCAATAAATACTTCTTTATTACATTTAAATCTTCTATTTGTGTATTGTTATCTATATTAAGTTTATATTTATTGTATAAATATCCTATAACCATTAAAACTATTATACTAACAAATAAATTGAAAAAATTAATTTTTTTAATATTCATATTATATATACTTTTATATATTAAAATTTTATTATATATGTAATAAAATTTTAATGATTTTATTATAATAATTGCTTTAAATTATTCCAAAATTTCTCATTATTTTTTCTATGAATTTCATCTTGTTTAAATAAATTATATGCCCTCATACTTGATATGTCATTTTCATTTTCTTTTGATTTATTTAAATATTTGTTTGCCTCGTCAATTTTCATTGGGACAATAGATTGTTGTGTTCTTTTGAATTTTATATCATCAAGTGAAGTGTAATTGCTTATATTATCTTCATTTGTTACTGGAATTATACTTTCTTCGTGTGCTTTCTTCAAATCTTCATATTGGAATTTACTAAATAATCCCGAACTGTAATCTTCTGGTTTGGAATTTGTTAAATCGCAATAGTTAGTACTGTTAAACTCACATAGTGTTTTCTTTTTTATTAAATTATTACTTCTTAGAAGTTTCTTTTTTTCTTCCATTATTTTGTGTATTGAATTTATATCTGTGCATTTTACCATTTCTTCGTCATTATTAGAGTTAAGCCAATCACCATAACCATTTTCTTCATAATTATTAGCAATTTTCATACTAGTAAATTGTTCATTGAACCAACTATTGAATTCTTGTGTTGATTTTGTGCTAATTATTTTATGTATTAACTCTTCGTTCGTTTCATCTTTGTGTGCATCATAATTTTCATTATAATTATTTAAATTTGTTAAGGAACTATGTTTCTCTCTAAAATTATATATATTAAACAAAATTTTATAGGCACTTGAGAAAAATAAAAAATAACTTTTGTCTAGTCCTGACTTATCTGGGTGACTTGCTAAAACCCTTTTTTTCGCACTCTTTAAATCTTCTTCATTGAATTGTTTATTTATGTTAAATAGTTTTAATATATCATCATAATCATAATTAGTAATATCTAAATCCATATTATTTATTTAATATATTAAATATACTATTTAATATATTAAATATACTATTTAATATAATAAATATACTATTTAATATTATAAATATACTATTTAATATTATAAATATACTATTTAATATTTATAATATTAAATATTATTATAATATATAAATGAGTTCGCGGCAATTATATGATTTAACACCACAAGAGTTGGCTGACCACGCACAGGAGATATATGACCACGCACAGGAGATACATGAGGCAGCAAGAGAGGCATTGGCAGCAGCGAGGAGAGAACGGAGGGGGGTGGAGATGGAGGCGGCGGCGGCGACAGCGGCAGCGGCGGCGAGGGCGGCGGCGAGGGCGGCGGTGAGGGCGGTGGTGAGGGCGGAGGATCTGGCGGAAGCCGCTGCTGAAGAGCGGGCAGGAGCTATAGCAAATTTAGATATATTACATAGACAACAAATGATGGGAGAGTGGTCAGGGGACATAGATAATGCCGCAATTAGAGAACAAACAAGTAAAGCATCTGTGATTGCCAAAAAACAAGAAGTTAAAAAACATATGGGTTCTATGTTAGGAGACTGGGACAAAGCTGGTAAATTATCTAAACGACGCATTAGGAAAACAAAAACGAAAACAAAAAGAAGACGGCAAAAAATTACAAAAAGAAGAAGAAAATAATATAATATTTATTAATCCTCTTCTTTTATATAACTGCTTGTGCAAAGTTTCCGTATTATTTTTTCCTCATTGTGTTCTTTGTTATTAGCTATTGCTACTAATGTATGTGTATAATAATTTTGCTTGGATTCATTATTTTGAAAATCGGGGTTTTCTTTTGTCCATTTACTTAAAGCACAAAATTGTTTTGTTGATACATCTTTTATTGCTTTTTTTATTTTTTCTTTATTTACATCTTTTTCCCAATTGTCATCATCTTTTATATATAATGATTCGCGTTTAATATCAGTACAATGAATAGGGCGTTGGTACAATCCCAATTTATTCATATTTTCAATTATTACATTACTTAGTCCATTTACTATTCCATTTTGCTTAGTATAATCTAATTGTTGTAGGCTAACTTGTATTGATTTAATAAAATCACTCATGTTTATAGCATCTTTACATCGCTCATTTAAAAATACTTGAATATTGAATTTATTATTTTGTATATTATTATTGTTATTATTTCCAATTTTAGGTATTAATTCGCTAATCTGATTTTGTTGTTTCATCATGTGGTCTTGTTGTTTAACAATAATCTCTCGCATTTCTTTATTATCGTTCAGTAATTTTATAATTAAGTCGTTTGTTAATGTTACCTCTTTGCTATAATTTTCGCAGGTAATTTCATCTGTGCGCTTTTTTGCGCTTTTTTCATTCTCAAAATTACATTTTTTCTTATGGTTATGTAATGAACTCCTATATGGATATGATTTTCCACAATCGCAAGAAAAAAATGACACGATGCTATTTATTTTTGCGCTTTTTGTTGTATAATGTTGTATAAATGTTGTATTTTTATGTTTGGGTGTCAAAATATGTCTGTTATAATCAGATTTCTTCTGTGTAGTGTATTGACATTTTTCACATACAAATAAAAAAGCGCTTTTTTGCGCTTTTTCGGTTGTCATTTGTTGTATATTTATACAACAAAAAAACTCCTAAATCATTTTTTTAAAAAATAATTTTTTATGGTAAGGCGTTTTTTTCGGGAATTTTATTTATATGAAACGATTATGCTAAGCAATTTGAAAAATGTGTGTTTTTTAACGATTTTTTATAAAAGCTTTTAAAAATCAAAAAATGGACATTTATAAATGTCCAATTTCCAAAAAATTTTCAAATTTATTTTTCCCAAAATTTACACAACTAATATATTTTTTCATAGTATTTATACTTTTTAATATTATAAAAAATAAAAACATATACAAAATGGACTCAAACCTTTAACTGCGTCCCAGTCCCCCCAATATGTGTGCGCTTTCAATAAAAATAAAAAATATATAAAATATAAAAAATATATAAAATATAAAAAATATATAAAATATTAAAAATATATAAATATATTTATTAATATAAATTATAATGAGCGAAACATTGAGCGAAGGAACTTTAAAAACAAAATGCGAAGCATTAGAACACAAGGAACTGATTGTAATAAAATTTACTGCTGATTGGTGTGGTCCTTGTAAAACAATAAAGTCCATGTGTCTTGACTTTGAAAAGAATAAACCAAGTTCTATTCAATATTATGAAATAAACATTGACGAATCAATTGAGTTATATATGAAATTAAAAAAGATGAAAATGGTAAATGGAATTCCAGCACTATTGGCCTATAAAGGCGGAACAAAAGAACATTGGTATATACCAGACGACGTCCATTTAGGTTCAGATAAAAAAGGGTTGGCACTATTTTTTAACAATTGTATAAAGTATGTGTCTTAAGTATTATAATGCTTTAATAATTTATAATTCATTAATCTTGAATTATAAATTAGTTATAATGGATAAATTGTATTTATAATAATTTTAATATTTTAGTATTAAATTCATCAATATTCATTTTAGGAAATTGAACATGACCTTCGTAAAAATATTTACAAAAAGCATAAATAATTTCATAATTATTAGCATAATGGTCTTTGTATTCTTGTAATAAATAATTATGAATGGTTTCAGGTAATAGGTTCAAACTATTTACAGGTAATACGTAGCATAGCAATAATTTTTCATTTAAAATAGTATGGTTTTCAATCATTGTAAATTCGCTGTTAAAATATGGAATATAAGCATATAAATCACATAATAATGGGGGATAATTGTATTTAAAATGTAAAGTCCAGTTTTTACACACTGAAGAATAATAATAATAAACCCATTGTAAAGTTTCCAAATAATTTGTACATAATAATTTTAAATTAATGGCGTAGTCATTTTTACGAGAGTCAATAGCACATAAACTATAATAATACCTATGTTGCCAATCTTCTTCGTATGGATTAATAAAATTCTCAATATTTCTCTCCCAAGAAGGCATACAAGAATGCTTATATTCTATTTCTTCGCTATTAGTTTCAGGGTAAAACTTTTTAGATTGCTTAGTTCTAACATTATAAATTTCTTTAATAAAAGTTTCTTCATGTTCAGCAATGTGTTTTATATATTTTTTAAAATTATTCCAATTAATTGAACCATCAACTATTAAAAAGTCATTAGTTTTAAATAATTTTTTATATAACTCTAACAATATGGTAAATCCATTTAATCTAATATTTAACGCAGGAAAATGCGGTAAGAAGTCATTACCTAATAAGAAACATATGAAAATGTAATCTTCTATTTTATTATAATACAGACTAGTATATGATTGGACACCATTTTCAATCAATACATCATTCGTGAGTTCATTGTATATAATATTACCTAAACAATTAATATTTATAATGTATTTTTGACTGGGGTCGAGAGATTTATCTAATAAGTTAATAAATAAGGGAGTCTCTCTATATAAATAAATATTTTGAGTATACTTCAAATGATTTAATGATAACATAAATAAGTCAGCATCCATTCCATATATTACATTGTTTTTTTGCTTAATACTTGCTGATTCTCTAATATTATTGAATAATTTGTGTTCGCCTTCGCCAGGTTCATTTGATAAACTTAAAATAACATTTATTTGCTTGTTTTGCGAATTAAATAATGTTTTATTAAAATGAGCAGCAATAGCATTGTTTAAATTATTCATAAAACTTGTTCCAGGAGTAATAGCACATGTATCCCATACAATGGGCTTATTAAATATTTTATTTTGATAGGCTGATTTATAACGCCTATTTTTTTGCTGATTAATCTTGGCAAAAGGAGGAACACCATCAAACGCAATATAAATATTTTCACTAGGACCAATAATGTTTATAATTTCTTCTATTTTAAGTATTACAGTTTTAATAATATAATTTTCAAACTGAGACAAATTTAAAAATTCATTAAAATTAAGACTCTCATATATGAGAGAATTACTATCTATGAACAAATTATGAATATTATTTAACGCATTAAGTTTTGATATAATAGGACTATGATTTCTAATTAAATAACTAAAATAATAAGGAATACCCATAGCAAATATATTATAATATATTTATTAGTTATTATATCAATTTTACATAAAATAACTAAATAATGTATTATAATGTATTATACAATATAAGTATAATATATAGGTTATATTTAATGAGTATTTATGAAGAAAAAATAGAATTTTTCAAAACAGTATTAGACGATGTAATAAAAGGAATAAATTATTACAATAATCTAAATATTATAACAATTAATGATTACAATAATGCACAAGAAGCAATTGAGAAAACAACCAATTTAATAAATACAATAAATTTTGACAATATTATTAATGACTTACAATATATTAATAATAATATATCATGTTTAATAAAGAATTATGGATGTTTTAACTTTGAAAATATAATAAATATATGTTTGTCAAGTAATTTTGCTAGTAAAAATTTTCAACATGAGTTATTTTTAAAATATAAATTACTTGAAAAATACCTACATCCTTTAAATTATAAAATAGTAAACTGGAACACTTCAACATTAAAACACAACAAGGAAATATCAAAAACAAAATTTTTAGATGATAAATCTATATTGGAAAGCAATAATTTAGAATGTTTTGATTTAACCAAAAGCGCAAATAACTTTATTATTAGAGTATATGGTATTAAAGTTATAATTCACGATTATAACAATAAAAAAACATTAGTAATAGATAACATATGCGATGAATTGCTACTATCAAATAGTTGTAATACTTATATAATTACTAAAAAAAACAATATAACTAACTATATTAATGAAACTGGCGCAGTTTCAAATGAGTTATTTAATAAGCAAATTTGGAGCAATTTTATTAATAATTTATCACTAAAAGACTTACTAATTTATAACAATCAAGAAATATATAATAAATATATATTTCTTATAACTCAAGTAAACTCATATAATCAAAAAACATTAGAAAGTTTAGTACAAACTTTTATAACAAGCGATTTATTTAATCAACGAACTATAATAATACAGTTATTGTTATTTGATACAAATGTGGAAAATTTATATATTGCTAACTTATTATTTGATTTATTAATAGATAGCAAACAAAATAATACTAATAATGAACAAAAGAAAATTTATAATAGTCTAAGTTGGACTTGTAAAAAACATTTTAAAAATGCGTTACACAAAACACTAGAATATAGTAATGAATTATTAAATTTTGATTCAACAAAAATTCCATTGGAACAACAAATATGTTTAATGAAAGTAAGCACAAATGTTAAAGAAAAAGCAATGCAAAAATTGAAAGAACTAAATTCAAAATCGGAAGATTATGGTTCTAAGGCTAGACAATATTTAGATGGTTTATTAAAAATACCATTCAATATTTACAAAGAAGAAGATGTATTGAAAATTAAAAATGAAATCAACGATTTAATAAATCCATTAATAAATCCATTAATAAATAATAAAATAACAATTAACACTAACACTAGTACTATTGGAGTACTATTAAATGAAATAAATGCTATAGAAAACAATAATGTTATTAAAAATATTGCTATTATAAAAAAAATTAAAAGTAATAATTCGACAATACTAAATGAATTATTAACATTAATAGTAAATTATCTTGAAAAAAATAAAAAAAAAATAAATGTAATGTTGGTAAAATCTATTACAAATTTACGTATTGAATATGGAGTAAATAGCACTAATAAATTAACAAAAGAAAACATAGTTCAATTTATTAAGACTATTGATTTAGACACATTAATACAAGATAAAAATAATGAAAGCAAAAATTTACAATATTTACGCGAGGTCATTTTAATATTTAAACAATTGATTAATAGTGATTATTTTGATTATTTATTAACAATTGAAAAAAATGTTAATGAAATAGTTAGAAAAAACGAGGAACTTGTTAAATATATAAATACATTTAATAAAATATTAGATAGCGCTGTATATGGTCATAAAAATGCGAAATTACAAATAGAACGAATATTAGGTCAATGGATAAGCGGTGAATCGAGCGGTTATTGTTTTGGTTTTGAAGGATTGCCTGGTGTTGGAAAGACCAGTTTGGCTAAAAAAGGAATTGCCAACTGTTTAAAAGATAAAAATAATAGTCCTAGACCCTTCTCTTTAATTGCTTTAGGTGGTTCGTGTAATGGAAGCATAATAGATGGTCATAATTATACATATGTGGGTTCAAGTTGGGGGAAAATAGTTGACATATTAATAGAACATAAATGTATGAATCCTATTATATTTATAGATGAATTAGATAAAGTTAGTCAAACAGAACACGGAAAGGAGATTATAGGAATATTAACCCATTTAGTTGATAGTACACAAAATACCAATTTTCAAGATAAATATTTCAGCGCTATTGATTTAGATTTATCAAAAGCACTATTTATATTTTCATATAATGATGTAGAATTAATAGATAAAATTTTATTAGATAGAATTCATAGAATTAAATTTGATACATTAATGTTACATGACAAAATTATTATAGTAAAAGATTATTTATTGCCAGAATTATTTACCAAATTTAGATTTAACAATGAACTAATATTTCAAGATAACGTAATCGAATTTATAATAGAACATTATACAAATGAATCGGGCGTTAGAAAATTAAAAGAAGTGTTATTTGAAATAGTATCTTCTATTAATTTAGAATTATTAAAAAATAATTTTATACATGAGCTACCATATATAATAAGTATTGAATATATTGAAGAAATATTACAAAATAGGCAAAAAATAAGACATTTAACTATAAATGAAAATTCTGAAATAGGCGTAATAAATGGTTTATGGGCAAATAGTTTTGGTAATAGTGGTATTTTACATATTGAATGTAAATTTTTTCATAGTTCTACATTTTTAGATTTTAAATTAACAGGCATGCAGGGAGAAATTATGAAGGAAAGCATGAGTGTTGCCAAAACATTGGCGCTAAGTTTATTGACAAATGAAGAATTGAATACGGTTACAAAAGTATTAGAAGAAAGCAAATTACAAGGAATACATATTCATGTTCCTGAAGGCGCAACACCCAAAGATGGACCTTCCGCAGGAGCAGCAATAGCAATTGCTTTATATAGTTTATTAACTAAAAGAAAAATAAGAAATACTGTAGCAATAACGGGCGAACTATGTTTGCAAGGTAAAATAACAGCAATAGGAGGATTAGATTTAAAAATAATTGGTGGAATGCGCGGCGGTGTCTCTACTTTTTTATATCCAAAAACTAATTATAAAGATTATGATATTTTTTGTAAAAAATACAATAAAGATTTAAGTAAATATTTATTTATAGAAGTAGAAAATATTAATGATGCATTAAGAGAAATTATTATATATTAGTTATATATATTTTGTATCAAAAATATATAATATAAAATATAAAATATTATGTTAATCTAATTAAACTAATATGCCACCGACGATTCTGCCAGTGCCGATGACTTTAACAAACTTATTTCAATATCTTTCTTTTACAGCACCATTTTTAGTAATATTTTTTATAACTTTGTTAGCAATTATGCAAAATCATTTAGAAAAAGGATTAATATTTAATATGGGAATAATTATTGTTTCAACATTGGTAGTGTTAATAAAAGGTATTTTAAAAAATAAACAAAACGAAGGCGCGTCGCCTTATTGTAATGTATTGCCTAGTCCTTTTACAACAGTTTCAAACTCTGTTATATATGATAATCCATCGATGAGTAGTGCTATATTATCTTTTGCATCAACTTATTTAATTTGGCCTATGGTAATCAATAATCAACAAAATTATACATTATTAATATTTTTAGTGGCAATTACAGGTATAAATGCTGGGGTTGAATATCATCAACTATGTAGTGGCATTGCGGGAATAATATTTGGAATACTAATAGGTGTTGGTTTAGGTATTGGATATTATACTCTATTAAACCTGTCTAAAAAAAGTAACTTAGTATATTTTACTGATCCAATAAGCAACAATCTTCAATGTAGCAAACCGTCAAAACAAAATTTTAAATGCGAGTTTTATAAAGATGGAAGACCTATTGGAAATAGAATTTAGATAATTTTACAAATTATAAATTATTACAAGACTATATTAAATCTGTTTTAATAGCATTTAGTGCTTCTTGAATTTTAGGAAAAGATAGATTCTTATGAAAACTAGAAGACATTAAATGTGGAATATTAGTATTTGTAGTATATATAATATATACATTATTATACAAAGCATCAATATTTACATTGCGATATTTATTATCCAAATTTTCATAATAAAATAGAGGTTTTTTTAACTTAACATTAATAGCATTATGAAAATTAAATAAAAACATTTTAAGGTCGGTTTTATTTCTAATAGTATTAAAATCTATTTTATTTAACATAGCACTGGCATCTTTACTACAATCAGGACAAGGTAATGTATTACATATATTTTTAATAACAAAAATAATGTTATTTTTTTGTAGTTCAAATTTGTCTTCTCTAATTTTATGGGCTAATGAATGAAATAAATACCAAATATTGTTACCCCAAGTTTCTTTAGAAAAAGACATTTAATAATATTAAATAATAAAATAATTTAAATTTAAATACATAATTTAACTAAAAAGTTAGATTATTTATTTAAATGAGTAAAGATATATTTTTAAAGTATTTAAATGAAAAAGTTGATACATTAGAGAGCAATACTAAATGTTTAATTAGCAATGAATTATTAACAACTAATTTTATAACTTTAGAATGTAATCATAAATTTAACTATATGGAATTATATAATGAAGTACTAGAGCAAAAGACAAAAAAATTACTAGATAACTCTAAGTTAAAATTAAATGAAGTCAAGTGTCCATATTGTAGAGCTATAACAAAAAATATATTGCCATATTTAAAATATTATGACACTAAAATAATTAAAGGAGTAAACTATCCATATGATTTATCAATAAAATTAAATGAGTGTCAATATATAGAAAAAAATTCAGAGTTATGTAAAAAAAGTGCTTGTATCACAAAATTGGGAATTTTTTGTAATAGTCATGTAAAATATAATATTAAAGAAGAAGAAATTTTAAACACTATAAGTGGTGATGTTTTGAATGCTTACAAAAAAAAAACAATTCAAACTATAAAGACAGAACTTCGAGAAAATAATATTAAATTATCCGGTAAAAAAGAAGAGTTAATTAATAGATTACTAATATATTATGAAACTATAAAACAATAGGATTTAAAAATATAAAATATATAACTGAAATAATGTAAATATTAGTTTATTATTATTATTAGTTAAATACTAATATGGGAGATCAAAAACAAGTCTTAATAAATACAATTAAAGAGTGGGTTTCTATAAATTCCAAGGAGGTTGCTTTACAAAAGCAATTAAAGGAATTAAAAACGTCTAAGAAACAATTATCAGATACTTTAATAAAAGTAATGGAAAATAATGAAATAGACAGATTTGATATAAATAATGGAAGATTATTATATAAAAAAAATAAAGTAAAAGCACCCATAAACAAAGACTACTTGCTAAAAATGTTAGATGATTATTTTAAAGATAATCCAGAAATAGATACTTCCCATGTAAGTGAATTTTTATTAGAAAATAGACCTGTAAAAGAAAAAAGTATATTAGTTATTAAACAAAATAAATAACATTATATAGTAAATATATAATGTTTAATATTGCTGTTTCGTTTGCTATTATGTTTATAACAATACTTAGCGGATATATAATAGGCACCTTTTTTGATGTAGGTTTGACATATTATTTACCATTTATGCTATGGATAATAGCATTATGTATATTTAACTTATTTTTAGATAAAGAACATGTAAATATATATTTAAAAGAAGTAAAAGAAGTAAAAGAAGTAAAAGACTCTATTGCTACAAGAGCAATGAAAGCAATAAGAACCAGCAAACCAAATATAAATACAACAACTAAGACAGCATAATTTAATTAGTAGTCACTAATGCTATATTCAACAAAAGAACCACTAGAATTAACCCTTTCTATTACTTTATATTCATAATAATCTGGGAAAAATTTAACCATTAAATATTGAAAGAAATTTTTAAAAATTTCTCGAAGCATTTATTATATAAAAATTAATAACTATTTATATAATAAATTATTTTTCGCAAATCAATTTTAATCCATCAATAATTTTTTAATAAAATCATTTCTAGCATTAATAATCTCTGGTTTGGAGCAGCTATTATATGCTGTCACTTGTTTGTCATGTATTCTATAATATAGTAAATTTTCTTGAATATTATATACTTTGCCAAATTTTTTTAATAATTTTAATTCAAGTTCAAAATCTTCATATAATGAATGCGTTTGTTCATTGTAATTGCCAACTGTTAAAACTGCGGATTTTTTATAACATACACAAGGATGATTAATAAACCAATGAATTGGAGATTTTTTATAGTCTTCATATGTTAATAAATAGGGATGGTTTGTTTGCCCTTGAATAACTTTTTTATTATCAATTTCTTTTAAATAATGCGCATTACACCCAACAATAACGCAGTCCTTATTATTTTTCATAAATTCTATTTGTGTAATAAAACGATTACACAAACAAATATCATCACTATCAACTTTAATAATGATTTCATACGAACACATTTCAATCCCTTTATTTAAACTATAACCAATACCCATATTTGTAGTCCATTTTTTATAAACGATTTTAATAAATCGCATTTTAGTTTTGAATTCATTAAGTGTTTTTTCTAATAATTGCGTGCTTAATTCATTTGAACCATCATTTATCCATATTAGTTCAATTCCAAAATGCCCGTTTTGTTGTTTTATTGATTCTAAACATTCTACAACATATTTATGATTTGTATTATAACTGCTTACCAAAACAGAAACCCAAATGTTAGGTTCTTTATAAATATCTTCTAATTCGATGTTATTCATAATTTCATAATTTTGTTTTGTTGAACCCCATTCTTGATAAGCATAAACAATAGAATGTCCCATATATTGTATTCCTGTAGCGTGTTTTGGTAAAAAATAATAACTTGGATAAATAACCACATCTGAGAACAAGTTAGTTTGAAGAAGTTTTGTTAATAATTCTGGTCCAACAGTTTGCCATGCCATTTTACCTGTTTTTGCTCTAGAAACTTGATTTGCTTTAATATAATCAATAGCACCTCTTGGTAAAGGATGATTTTTAGGAAATGCCATAGTTCCTGTGGCAACTAACCCTTGTCTCACATTTTCATTTTCATAACCACAAAAAGGTTTATTTTGGTCTAGCAAATAGTTAAATGGTTCAATACAAATGGAGTCGGCATCAATAAATAGTCCACCATAATGAAATAATATTTCCCAACGTATAATATCGGCCTTGCCATTAATTTCCTCTATTTCATTTATTTTTGTCATACATTCTAAGCGCAAACCGCGCCTATTTAATTCCTCTTCGTTCCACATTATATATTCATAGTCGGGATGTTTTTCTTTCCAAGTGGTCATAAATTTTGAAGGACGAGGTTTTGGACCAATCCATAATTGATGGATAATTTTCGGAATGGGGTTATGGTTAGAATTAGTATTGGTCATAAATAATATATTATTATTTTAATATTTATATATTATTTTTATAAATATTAAATGTTATTAAGTATTGAATGTTATTAAGTATTAAATATTAAATAAATATTTATATACTACGATGAATATAGATAATTATGGTTTTACATTTAATAATATTACAATAAATGACAATATTTTCAAGAAAGATTGTAAAAATTTAATTGGTAAGCAAAAAATAAATAATGAAATTAACTTTTATTTATACATAATTAATAATAATATAGATTTTTCAATACCAAAATTATTAGACCATAAAGATGGCAGTTTATCTATAGAATACATACAAAATTCATGTACTCTTACAAATAAAATAGATACGGCAAATAGTTATGAATACATAACTAAAATAAAACAAAAACTTTCTATAATACATAATATAAAAATACAAGTATCATTAGATGTAATTAGACGAGATTTAAATATTGAGGTCTATAAAAAAGTATTAGATAGATTCGATGAATTTGATTGGAAAAGTAATATATTATATAATTCTATAAAAAATGTTAATGGTTTAAAAATAAGAGACATAAATTATTATTGTAATATTATTAGAACAAAGATTATAAACTATGTCAAAAATCGAGAGTATTATAGTATTATTCATGGCGATACTCATTTGGGAAATATTTTATTAGATAAAAATGACAAGTTATTTTTTATTGATCCAAGAGGGCATTTTGGTGAAACAAAATTGTTTGGATTATATGAATATGATTATGCAAAACTATTATTTGGTTTATCAGGTTATAGTGTTTTTGATAATATGATAATTAATGAACTAAAAATTAATAATAATAATATTGAAATTGACTTTATTAAAAATTATGAATATATTTTCAAAACAGATAACTTTGATAAATTAACTATCTTATTTTGTTTAAGTATTTGGTTAGGAAATAATAGTTGTTTTTCCAATATTAATAAAAAAATAACTAGTATAATGATTGCTTATTATTATTGTGAAAAATATATAGAGTATTGTTAGAATTAATTAAAATGGATTCCATTATTTTTTTTATTTATATAACTTGTAATATATGCTATATTTGTAACAGATACATAATAATAATCACAATGTATTAATGCCAAACAATCATATAGTATATCACTTCCTAATTTAAATCCACAATATTGTTGTAAATTTATAACACTGTCACAATATTGATTATTTACTGAAATTTTTTCACCTGTATCGTTTGAAATTCTACTTATAGAATTATTATAATATACCTTAACATTAGAAAAAATAGTACCAACAATATTTATATAATTAGTAACATCTGTAATTAAAAAAATATTGTAGTTTATATATTTCATATCTAATGTTTTTTTTATTTTTAATAATTTTACTTCAATATTAGAATCTCTTCCATAATTATGTGCCATAAGTTGAACTTTGGAACGCAAATGAATACCAATTAAAGGTAAATTTGTTTTCATTTTAATATCATTAATATTTCTAATTATATTATTGCCTATTATCAATTCAAAATTCTCTTTAAAATAGTTAGAATGTTGCTTATTTATTTCAATATCATCAACATTTAATCCATCTATGCTTTGCGGTATAATAAAAGGATATTTGTCATCGCTCAAAACTAATGTTTCATTAACAAAATAATACTTTATATTTTCACTAATATTTTTTAAATATTTAAAGTATAAAAAAAAAGAATTATTATAATTTGTGTCATGGTATTTAAAATTATTTAAATTTTTACTAAAATGACCCAAACAATGTATTTTTGTATTTATTTTTTTTAAATATAAACTATATTGAGTTAGCAATGTTAATTGCGAACCAAAACCAGTGTCTCCATTTATAAAAAAAATAATACATTCATCTGTAAATATATTAGAATTGTTATTTAACATAGTGGATATGTTTGGATATACAAAATCGGGTTTTATATTTTCATACCATAACATTTTTATATAGTATTATTGGATTGTCTTTAAATTAAAAATTTTAATTCACTTAAATTTTTTTTATAATAAAAATTTTTAAATGAACAAAAATGATAATTATATTTTGATAAATTAAATATAATTCTATCGGATTTGTCTACTAAGTATTCATTATAAAGACCCGCAAAAACCCCCGATTCAATAGCAATAAAATTTTTTATATTTATAGATATTGCTGCTATATCTTTTGCTGTTAAATTAAAATCTCTCGTACATTTTATATTATTCACTTTTTGTGTAGTAACTACAATAAATTTATTGCTTAGTTTAGTAATAAAATTATTAAATTCGTTTAAATCATATTCAAATTGGTCTGAACAAGGCTGTGCATTATTTATAAGAAAATCTATCTTATCATAATAATTATTAGTGAGTAAATTTATAGTTCTACATCTTGTTATTAGATCATTATCTTTATAAATAAATTTTTCAATTTTTACTGGAATATTCATTTTTGTTAAAATATTATTGTAATATTTACAAAAAAATTTATCGTAGGCTATTGTAGGTTCAACTATAGCATTGTACCAATTATAATCGTAATCGCTAGACCCTATCCATAAATCAAATATCATTTCATTATTTGGTAAATTATTAATTGTAAAAATTTTTACATTATCTAGGGTATTAAAATCTGCTATTTGATAATAATTTTCATTAATACAATAAAAATAAATTTTAATATTATTTTTTTTTAAATAGTCATGTATATTATACAAAAAAATTAGAGAATAAATACAATCTCCCAAATGCATAGCATTTTTAGCATATATGATTTGAAAATCCATTTATATTGAAATATAATATATTTATATTTAAATATATATAAATATATTATATTGAAATATAATATATTTATATTTAAATATATATAAATTTAAATATATATTTAAATAAAAATATATATATGGATTCATAAAAAATATGAATAGTCATCAAATAAATAACAATCGTTATTTTTAAATAATAATTCATTGTTATAAATATAAATTAAATCTGTATGCTGCTTTAATGCTGTATATCCTACCACACTATCCTCAATTCCAATTATATATTTTTCGTTTTTATAATATTTTTTCTTAGCTACTTCATAACATTCTCCATATGGTTTTGCTAATTTATAATCTCCTCTATATATCCATTGCTTTATTTCATTCAATAATGGAAGTTTTTCTTTGAATATTTCAACTGTTTCTTTACTTGTATTTGTAACTATACAAAAATTAAAATCATTTTCAATTAAAAACTTTAAAAAAATCTCACTATTTTTAGTAAATAATATTACTTCTTCTTTCAAAAACTCTAATTTTTCTTTTTTAATATTAAAAATTTCTTCTTTATAAAAAATTGATTTTAAATAATTATCTATGTTATTATTCATAATAATAACATTCCATTCTTCTATATTTAAAAATGTCTTATTATTAGTTTCAAATGTTTTTTTATATGAATTATAGTGTGCACTATTTGTTTCAATTATTGTACCATCCATATCTAAACAAATAAAGAAATCATTTTTGTTTTCATATGTTATTTTTGAATGTTTAAATTTTTCAAAACATTTGACAATTGTTTCATTAAAGTTATTAAAATTATAATTTTGTATATTATATTTAATATCTATTAAATGTGTATCATATGGTCTTGGAGCAATTCCTTCACTTGATGAGTTGTTAGGAATAATATTATTAATTTCAATACCTAAAACACCCCCAATCATTTTGCTAATATCATATTTTGTAAATTTATTATAAGGATTATAAAAATGATAAATGCCTATAAAATTATTTTTAATACAATCATTAATAAAATGACATAAATCATAAATATATAGCGGTCTTCTAATACAGTAATTGTCTTCTCTAAATGTTTTATTATTTCTTAAATCCATTATATTTTTTCCAATTACGCAAACAGCATTATCATGTATTTGACATAATGATGAATATAAAACAGGAGTTCTTATAATGCAATATTTTTTACAATTTTTTATTACACGATATTCTGAAATAAGTTTAGATATGCCATAATTTTGTAGAGGATTCTTTACATCATCTGGTAGATTTGGTTGTTTTGAACCATCAAAAACATAATCTGTTGAAAAATGAATAAAATTAATATCTAACTTATTACAAAAAAACGACGTAAAATGTACTAAATCTATGTTTGAATGTTTAATTTCATTCCAATAGTTTTCACATTTATCTAATAATCTTTCAACAATACAAAATATACAAATGGTTATTTTATGTTCTATTAAAAATGTTTCCAACTCTGTTACATTAGAAAAATCTATTTTAAACATATTGGGTTTATTTATTTTATTTTTGTTATACGTTCCAATATATTCTATGTTATTATTATCAAAATATTTACATAATTCCCTACCAAGTAATCCAGATGCTCCACAAAGCAATATCATGACAATTAAAAATAATAATAACAAATGCTTTATATTATTATTATTAATATTTAATATATTAGTTTAATTTATTAGTTTAATTTATTAGTTTAATTTATTATACCAAAAATCTAATAGATCCTTAATTGTTTCTCTTATTTCTATATTGGGTTTCCAACCTAATTCATTAAAAATTAAAGAAGAATCACCGTCTTGATATTGTATATCAATAGGTCTCCATAATTTATCGTCAATAATTTGTTCTACATTAGATAATCCACTAAATTCAATTAACATATTTGTATATTCTCTCATTTTTAAAGGTTGCCCACCGCAAACATTATATACTTTTCCATTTGAAATCTCTGGTTTTATTGCAACAAGATAAAACGCTTTTGCTATATCACGTACATCCGTTACTGCTCTAATAGTATCTAAATTACCCACTCGTAATTTTTTTTCTTGTTTTCCTAACATCATATTGGCAATTTGAACTGCGTCAGAAGCTATTGAAAATCTAGCTCCTCTTCTTGGTCCTGTGAAACAGAAAGGTCTAATAACAGTGGCTTTCATTTGTTTATTTTTCATGCGTTCGCATATATATAAATCAACAGCACATTTTGATGCACCATAAGGATTAGCCGGTAATATACAATTATTTTCATTAATTTTTCTTCCGTCAATACCTTCATTACCATATACTTCTACTGTTGAACAAAAAACGAAATGACAATCCGGTTGGTGATCTTGTAAACAAGTTATTAAATTTATAGAACCCATAACGTTAGCTTCCCAAGTTCCAATTGGGTCTTTAAAACTTGTTGGTGGATGAGTTTGAGCAGCCAAATGAAATACTTTATCAAATTTGTGCTCTTTAAATAACTTATCTATTGTCCTATAATGAATAATATCACCATAAAAAAAGACAATTTTACTAAACTCTTCTTCGGTTAACAAATCTTTAATTTCCTGCTCGGAACCACGCGTTCCTCTCAAAATACCATAAACATTATGCCCTTCTTTTATTAAGATACGAGCAAGATGTGGTCCTAAAAACCCGGTAATACCAGTTATTAAACAGTTCATTATTACTTTTATAAATATTAATATCTTTAAGTTATTATTTTTTGTATTATGTTTGTTGTGCTCTTTCCTTTAATTAAATCAAATAATTGAATATTTTTTATATTGGGATGTTTTTTTAATATATCTTGTTTATTATAATCACTTCCTTTGAACCAAATGTAAGGTTTTACTATGTTCATTATATTATCCAACTCTGATTCTAATTCATCGTTTGTTTCATCATATAATATTAATATATCAATAAAATCATAATGAATTAACATATTAATACGATCAATCAAATTATTTATAGGTCTTAGTTCTCCTTTCAAGCGTTTAATTTGTTTATCAGAACTTAAACAAACAAATAAGTGATCGCAGTTTTTTTTACACAATTTTAAATTGGTAATATGACCTTCGTGTAAAATATCAAAGCAACCGCTAGTCAATCCAATGTTATTAAATTTATTTAATTCTAAGTAATCTGTAAGATGGTTTTTACTGTATATTATTTTTTGTATTTGCTTAATATTTATGTTTGATATACATAATAGTTCAATATATTCTGTTAAAATAGAAATTTGATTTTTTAAATCAATAAATGTCCCAGATGTTATTTTTTTACCATCAGAAAAAATTGACCCTTGTAATAATAGAACCTTATCATATTTGTCTTTTATTTCTTCAATATTTTTAATTTTAAAAATTTCTAAATATGTATTATTTATATTATATTTATTATTAGTATTAAAATACATAATTTCATTTTCATATGGTTCTCTTTCTACTACAGACGTTTCGTAGTTATTTTTATCTCTATTATATATATCTTTGATTCTTAATAAATCACTTTTGTCTGTATATTCAATTTTATCTGTATATATTTCTATTTCCATTAATATGCTGTCGTCTACATATGAATGAATTCCATGAAATGTTTCTCTTGGAACATAAAGAGTGTCAAGTAAATTTAATATGATAAACTTATCAAAAAGATTTATTTTAAAACAACCAACTATTGGCATTAGTATAGTATCTTTTTTAAAATGGCAATGTAACGATGTTTCTTGGTCTTTATTCACGTGTAATATCCATATACCAATATATTTACTCTGATAAGCTAAATATTCTTTGCCCCAAGGTTTATCATTTACTCTATTAAAATAATTAATTTTGTTTGAGTTTTCTCGTGTTCTGGTTGTACAATTAAAACATATGGTTTCTTCTTCTTTTGTATTGTTAATAAATTTCATAAACTATATTAAAATATGTTAAAATATATTTAATATGTTAAAAATATATTTAATATATATTTTATAAAATTTATTAATATAATTTATTAATATAATTTTACTACATTGTAACTTTTATTAAATTTTTAGTTTCTCCCAATAAGAAATTGATATTTACATTTAATAAATTAGCATAATGAGTATTATTTAATATAAATATTTGATTTTGCTTTATTACATTTAATTTATGTAAAAATGTCCATGAACTTCCCGTGGGTAATATTAAAATTTTGTCACATTTTATTGCTATTTCCCATATATTTAATAAATTCATACAATTTGGAGTTGGATAAATATTATAATCTTTATCAATAAATTTGATATTAATATTATTATCAAATAATGTATCATAAGAGGATAATATTATTTTTTTACTTTTTGATAAGTTTAATATAATATTATTTAAACTATGTAAATCAAAAATTAGCGATCTAGGTTTAAAATTAAATATAAAAATACTATCATTCTCTATAATGTAGTTATTTTTTTTATATATACTATTTTCTTCATTAATATGTTCAATTAATTCTAGGGGTTTATTTATTTCAAAACTAAGACTTACATTATGATGTAATTGTAATAATAATATTAAATTTTTATATGCTTCTATGGCATTTAATATATCATAATCTCTATATTTTAAATATTCAGAAGCGCACCATGTGTTTATAAATAATATATTTTTTCCATTAACTTGTATATTTTTAGCACCAATGGACTCCATTTTATTGGTTAGTAAAAATTCTAATACATTATTATTTAAATGTTTTTCTGGCGGAGAACCATTAATTAGAGTACCCAAATAACTATCTTCTATAGGGTATAACCTTTGAATATTTGTGATATTTTTAAAAAATATATCACCATTTATAAAGTAATAATAAAATTTATACTGCTTATTTAATTTACATATTATATTAATAAATAATGAACTAAAGTATATATCTCCTATATGATTCAAATTATAAAAACATATATCCATTATAATATATAATTTTATATAGTAATAATTATTTAACTAATAATTATTAAACTTTATAATTATTAGTTAAATAATAAATACAATAAATAATTTATTCACAATTAATCCATTCTTTTCTTGGGTTATGCCAAAATTTTTTATAATAAATTTCTCCATCACTTAATAACGCCGCACAATAACTAAAACTGCTTGGAGAGGTGACTAATATATTAGCAGCAACTAATCCTAAAAAAGTTTGACATACATCCTCATCTAAATGAAATTCTACATCATTTTCTTGAAAAATTTTAAAATTTTCAATGTTTCCTTGCGAATAAATATGAAATTTAATATTATTATTTTTGTATTTTTCTCTTATTATATTCATTATATTTAAATAATAACTATTAGGAGTTGTCACTCTAGCACCTGCTATTCCTTTATCTATTTTATTTTCACGTCTAATATGAACTGCTACATTTACTTTATTATTATTAAATACATTTTTATCTTTATGTTCCCAAAAGCATTTTTTGATAAACTCTAAATGTTCCGTGTTACATACTTTATCAATATTACTTTCACAATATTTCATAACTACACTACCAAACTCTATAATATTTGTATTGTTATCGGCACATTGAATATTATTTTTTAAATTAATATAACTTTCCATTTTTTCTATATAATTATTGTCATTGTTATAATTATGCTCAATGCTAGTAAAAGGCGTATATAAAAAATGTAACTTGTGTAATTTACAATAAATATAAGTTTGTATAATTCGTTGATATTGGGCACCAAATCCGTCTCGTTGATATGCGGTGGTGTATTTCATTTATATAATTTTATATAATATTATATAATATTATATAAAATATGTTGTAAATTCTTTAAATTATTTTATTATAACAATTGACCCACCAATCAAATTTGGCATTTTGATCTTCTTTACCCATTCTTTCTAAATGAATTAAACAATTATCATATACTAATACCCTATAATATGGATTATAATTTTCTCTAAAAACACCAGGAAGATTTTGTATATCATATGTAATGTTGTGAGGAGTACATTGTAATGATGTAAAACCATCATAGTCTTCATTACCGTTTGTAACCATTTGTCTTATATTTCTTGGTTTTGCATTAATCCAATAATATGATGTTCCACCACAATCAGTCCAATATTTATTATTGCTATTGCGCGGAATTATTTCGGTGCATAATCCTGAAAATTTTTCTCTATCTGTCATTATTTTATTATTAAATATTATAAATCCTAACCAAAAATGAGTTATTCTAATTGGTAAAAAACTAGCATTGAATCTTATATCTCCACAAATTTCGTAATCTTTTACATAATTATCAATATTTATTTCTTTAAATGGGAAAACATCATTTTCCATAATAATACTAATATGTTTATCTGATAATATATAATTTTTATATACATAATTAAATGCTAGTCCAAAAGAAACACTAACACAAGCATTACATCTATTAATATTGTCTATAATTTGTGGTATTTCAATTGGTTCAACGCCCATCTTCAACCATAACTGCCTCATATTATCTGGATTTATAGGGCAGTCTACAAATCCATATATTTTTAGTATAGAATCATCGTTATGTTTGAAATATTTTCTAATTAGATTAACTTGTTGTTCAATAAATCTTGTGCTTGTTCTATGTGCTAAATAGATTTTAATTTCATTCATTTAATTTTATAAACTATATAATTAGATATCTTTAAATACATATTTATAAAATCTTTATCCAACTATAAGGAAATAAATCATTAACGTTGTTGTTTGAACCATTCCATAAACTTGGATAGCACACGATTTTATTAACATTAGTATTAAAATACGCTCCCCACCAACTGAACGTGCTATTAGCTATAATATTATGACTAGTTAAAGACATTAATAAAAGTTGTTCATAATCAGGAATACTATAATCACAAATTACAATAGCAATAGTATAAATTGCCTTTATACTTTTAATAGCGTGCGCTATTTTTTCATTGTCACAAGACTCTCCAAATATTAGTAAATAATAATTTTCTTCAAAGTCTGGCAATTGAGATTTCAAATAGTTTAAACTTTTAATATAATACTCATTACTTAAAATTGGATGCGTGGCTTGGTTTTTAACATAATCGCCTATTCTAAAATGAAGACTTATTGGTTTTTTCGCAGTGTCAAGTAGCATTTTATGTTTTTCAAAAATTGCTGCTTTTTGGTTATCTAAATTAATCATTTTACATATATTGGCATATTGTTCATCAAAGTATTTATAACTTTGGTAATAACCATGTAATCTGAAGTCTTGTGTTATACTAGGTATTTTTTTGAATCTAAAATGCGTTTTTTCTATATATGTCGGAATTGTAAGTTGGTCTTGATATGTAAATGTGGAGAGATTTACAAGAAAATTGTTCCAATATGTTGGTCGCTGACTAATATTATCAAGCGGAGATACTAAATCAAACTTATTAGCGTTAATTTTAAATGGAATTTTGTTTTCGAGCGAATAAGAAATTCCGCAAAAAATTTGAAACAATTGATTTCCTAGTCCTCCCATAATTTCTATATAAATCATAGTGCTATAATGTTTATTGTAACGTTTTTATATCTTTAGTATTAAATATTTATAATATTTATAAATATTATAATAATTATAAATATTATAAATGGTTCGCCGTAAAACTTTAAGAAAAAAATATTATAAAAATAGACAAAAAAATATAGTAAAAAAAACAACACATAGAAGAAGAGCTACAAAAAGAAAAAGAGTAGGTGGCGCCGGTACAGGTGATAATGTTGATATAGAAAAGACAACGCTTTACGAAACCAGTATGAAAATTAAAGAGATTGCTGGCGAGTTAGAAAATTTCCCTGACAGGGCCCCTACAATTTGGAATAATATGAAAACAATGACTACAATGAACAAAACTTTCGGAAATTTATTTACAGAGGATATTTTACAAAAAATAGACGAATTGCCAACAACATATGACTTTAATAAAGCTCAGGTGAGAGGCATTATGGAACACATTAAAACTGTGGTAGAAAATTTATTAAATGGGACGCTGCTGGACCAACGAACTTATGTCGCACTACTTTTGCGCGAGTCATCCACGGTTCATATTTCTGGACCGTTACAGAGCGTAGCGCTGGAAAGGTTCGAAGAAAGTTTCCAAGAGTTACAGCGTGTATTGAAAAATTTGATTTCCTAGTCCTTTCATTATTTCTTTATAAAATATTTATAAAATTTATAATATTTATAATATTTATAATATTTATAATATTTATAAATGGTTCGTCATAAAACTTTAAGAAAAAAATATTATAAAAATAGGGAAAACACTATAGTAAAAACGGCCCCTAGAAGAAGAGCTACAAAAAGAAAAAGAGTGGAGCACCGGGTCGCGGGTATGTTACGACGTGTTTTAAGTTTTAATAGAAAACAAAGGGATGAACGTCCTCCTTCCGCTGGTCCTTCTACTGCTCGTGCATCCCCAGTTGGTACTATACTTGGTGATTCTAACCAACGACGCGATAGGATTGCTCTACCTGGACCATCGACTGCTCCTCGCTCGGAATCGCGTATTTTCCATAATAGCGTCTTAATTAGAGAAGGTGCTGCTGCTTTAGAAAGAATATATACGGAATATCCGAGAATATTTGATAGCACGGTGTCAAAATATGATACACGCGATCCTTTTCCTATAATAATACGCAATGGCCCTCATATGTTTGAACAAGTCACAACAAACCTTTATGAAACTGATTATGAAAAACATATTAAACCAATTATAGACATATTGCCAAAAACAGAAACATTTCACGAAGATGATGTGTTAGAAATTATGAGACGACTTCACACCTCGCTGAAAAGATTCATACGAGAACTCGAAACAAAAGCAGATATAATGAAGGGTCGTACCAAGAACGAGGCACACAAAGAACAATTAATGAGGTCCATTAGACTATTAAGAGAAATGATGGTTCATTCGCATGCTGACCAATTTTTTACGCAACACATATAGCATTTGCTTTCCTAATCCTGCCATTATTTCTATATAAATCATTTCAAAATATAATGAGATTAGTATATTAGTTTTTTGAATAATAAAAAATATATTTATAAATTAAAAATTTATATATATAAATGTCTCGCAGTAAAACAGGGGTTCGTAGAAGAAGAGCTACAAAAAGAAAAAGAGTAGGTGGTGGTGGAACTATGCTTAAACGCGCTTTAGATTTTTCTAGAAGAAGACACAAAACTGAAGTTTCTCCGTCTACATTTCGCACCGGCGAGTTGCCACCTGCCGAGTTGCTAGACGCCGAGTTGCCACATGCCGAGTTGCCACGCGCCCGGTCGCGCAAATTTGCTGTTCTACCAAGAAGACACGAAACTGGAGTTCCTCGCTCTACACTTCGCACCCGCAACTGGCCATCTGTCCGGTCGCGCAAAGTTGCTGTTCTACCAAGAAGACACAAAACTGAAGTTCATCGCTCTACACTTCGCACCCGCAACTGGCCATCTGCTCGGTTGCGCGAAGTTGCTGTTCTACCAAGAAGACGCAAAACTGGAGTTCCTCGCTCTAGACTTAGCACCCGCAACTGGCCATCTGCTCGGTTGCGCGATGTTGCTATACTAAAGGCCCAAATAAATGAATTACTTAATACC